GACAAAGGGCTTAAACGATTAAGAATACTTTTTTTTAATACTTTAGTAGCGCCTGTAACTCTGTTATTAATTGAGAGATGACCACCAACATAAAAATGTTTATACAAATAATGAAAATTCTTTCTATGCTTTATAAACGCCTCATACCCATAAAAAATTTTATCACCAATTATTTTACTTTTTTCATAAATACTTACATCATCAACATAAGATCTTATTAAATTTATTTTCCAGTCAAGATATTCTTTATGGCTTATTTTGTGTTGTATCCTTAATTCTGTTCTGTGCCACAATGGACCTTTTTTAGATTTATTTTCTGGCCCTCTGGAAAAATCAAATCTGTTTAAACAACCATCTCCCAATAACATACCTATAACAGCACAATTAAAATCATATTTACTACCTACAATTAAATTACCTTTTTTTGTTCTCTGAACCTTCATAGATTAATCCTCCTATGCTTGGCTGCTGATTGCCCTCGACTTTACGTTAGGGGTTCCAGCAATTAACCTTGTTATCATCTAGTTATTACTAACTAGAGCCGCAAGTGGATTCTTACGGATATCGGCTGCATCCTCAGGCAATCTGTTACTTAATGACCCCTTTCGAGGCGGTAAGTTATTTCTAACTCACTCTTACGGTCTCCCGTAAGTTCAGACTATATCATCACCCTAACACTAGGGGAAGAACGTATAGTCGTTGAGGTTCCTTTTTCAAGTTACCTGCTGATTGTCTCTATCCCTAAGATTTTTACCAATAAGGTACCTAGGGCTTAGCGAGAGTTTCCAGCATATAGTTCTTTTTTCATTAATGTATTGCTACACCAAGCTCCCCAAATTGAGAGATATAAATATCAGTTAGAGTTCTGCCAATTCTTTTAAAACCAACCATCATTTTATTAATAAGCTCTTTAGAAAGATACCCAGCTCCAGTAGAAGCGGGGTTAATCTCGTAAATCGGAGCCGGACGAGATCCTAAAAGTCCTTTACCAGAAAACGAGGACGTAGCCGCGGGCATGATAACCCTCCAACCACCAAATCTGTTACTTATAAACCTTATGTTACCACAAGGCGGATAAAAATTTCTTTTTATCTCTCTATATTTCTATAGAGTTCAGAGCACACCATCTACTCATTATGAGTAGCTACTTGATGCTCGTTGAGAACTAAGGGTATTTTATAATGCATACATTTAGGTAATCTATTTTTAATAGCTCTAACAAATTCTTTATTTCCAGCCATAACACCCATATAAATATAATATTTTATACCTTTAAGATATTTAGCTTCTTTTACAGAAATTGTTCCTCTATGAAATTTTTTTAAAAATTCAGCTAATAAAAATACATCGGTTTTAGTAAAACCTTGAGTACATATCTTAATACTATAACCATTTGAAATTAAGCAACCATCATCACCTATAAGTACAGCTAAGCTATCCATATTAAAATATGTTTCTAAATAATTTATAGGAATAATTTTTTTACCATTTGGATAAAAAATATTCCGTAATTCTGAAAAATATGGATGAGAATTAAGACATATCCTAATAGTATCTGATGTATCTGAGTAATGAATACCTCTTATGTCTTCAAATCTATGATGTTTCACACCTTTAACATTTACAATAGCTGTATCATGAAAAAATGGTTTCAAATTATTAGCTTTCCACATAGCCCAATCAGTTTGTTTTACTGTATGATTAAATTCTAGAACGGCATTCCTTGTATTAAATTTTTTATACACACAACTATCACCTAATAATCCACCAACCAATAAATTTTTTTGATATAAAGAAAACTCAGTTTTTTTTAAATCACTAAAAATATGTTTAGGTTTTTCAAATTTAATATTATGTTTTATTAACGATGCCATAATAGTTTGCACAGAACACCTTAATTCAACAGCTGTTTCAAATATATTCCCTTTAAATGTATTTTCTAACAATTCTTTTTCAATTATCATTATAAATTCCTTATTTCTGCTGATTGCCCTTATCTTTGAAATTTTTACCATTTAGGTACTCAAAGCTTAACAGGGGGTTCCAGCATATTCATAGTTTGCTTAATATGTCACCATATTAAGGAGCGTGTATTGTTCACTCTTCTTCATAATTAGCCAAATCCTTAGCCACCCGTGCAGCACAACGCTGTGGGATATCAACACGAGAGTCTCTCGCGTAAGAAACCTTCCAATCCGCAGAAGCATTAATAGCGAAAGTAGGAATATAAACTTCTTCTCCAATCAAACTGTTACTTTTATAACCTAAATTTCTTTAGGCGGGTTGCTGCGAAGCAACTTCTACATATCTCTATGTAGTTCGGACTATATCTTCACCATTTAAGGTGTTTTACGTATAGTCTCTGAGGAATCCTTAATAAGGTTTCCTGCTGATTGTCCCTATCTTTAAAATTTTTACACTACGGTATTTAAAGCTTAACAGGAGTTCCCAGCATATAGTAAAATTTTAAGAAAGCATCTTTACATACCTTCCACAAAATTCTGAGCCATATAACTAAGCCCAGGTAATACCCAAACTGGACAAATCTATTACTTTATAACCTAAATTTCTTTAGGCGGGTTGCTGCGAAGCAACCTCTGTATGTCTCCATACAGTTTGGACTATATCTTCACAATTAAGTGCCTAACATGTAGTCTCTGAGGAATCCTTAATAAGGTTTCCTGCTGATTGTCTCATCTTTAATATTATTACATGTCAGTAATTAAAGTCTTGAGATGTTCCAGCATTTAGTTAGGTTACGAAACTCCTTACGAAATCTCGAAATCTTCAGCTCAATACCTTCATATATATTCGTTAGATATATATCGTCTTTCGACAGCTCTATGTTTCCATAGAAGTTGAGACCATATCAAAATCCTAATAAATAGGATCTTCCTCATTTCCCACCCACTTGGGGGTACTCGCTTACGCGATGGTCGTTGAACGCTTTTTAAACGCTGCTGATCGCCTATGTATTTTCTCCATTTTTGCATATAAGCAGGAGACAACTTTAAGGGTTTCCAGCAATTAAAGGAATTTTGACGTAGTATTACTACTACGAAACGCAACAATTTACGGGGTAGACCATTAATATACTATGTTTCCATAATACATGGACTCTATCTTCATCTTACGATGTCTTGCGTATTAGTCTCTGAAATATCTTTAATAAATGTTATTAAGATTTTTTAACTCTGCAACTAAATTATATATTTCTTCAGTATAATAACGATTACCTTGTTTTAAATGGATATATTTTTTCATAAGTTGCAGCTGACTTTGTTTAGCTATTAACTTACCATCCAATCGGTCTAATAGAAATAATAATGGTCCAAACTCTTTCACTATTATATTATAATGATACTTAAAAGTGTTTTTTTTAATTTTTTTGCTAAGTTTTCCCCTTACCTTTTCTACATAATACTTAATATTATACTGTTCATATAATTCCTTTATATTATTTAATGCCGTGTGTGATTCAGTGGTTATTTTTAACCACGGTATAATTTTTCTATATGTATAAACTGTATCTTTATATTTAGTATCTCTATGTGTATCACTAAAATATATAGATCCATCACCATCTATAATACCAGCTAACCAAGAAAAAGTTTTATTACGATAACCATCGTCTCTATTATAGTTTAGATTTAATTGTTGAATAATATCAAATAATTCTTTTTGTCTATCTGTATAAGGTGTGTTATTAAATTTCCACCCCTCATCAATTACATATGCTACTCTTTGTTCACAAAATTCTTTTAATAATTCTAACTGCGGGCGTCTAACTATACTTAAATGTGACCATTTATTAACAAAATCAATACATTTACCCAATCTTATTATTTGAAGTCTTTTATGGTCACGCCCCAAAGTAGCTTTTTCCAAACTAACATGATGATTTATATCGTTCAATTTCAAAAATTCTGAACACGTATCAACTAAAATAAATCTTGTATTAACAAAATTAATTCTAGGTCTCAAATTCAATTTGCCTTTATATGTATTTTTAGTTAGATACACACCAAAATCACTATCTATCAACCCAGCAAAATAATTATCATTTATTAAAGTTATTTGCTGATTGTCCATATATCCTCCTTATTTTTGCGTATCAGCAAAGGACGGCTTTAAGAGTTTCCAGCATATAGCAAGATTTAAACAGACCGTACATCTCCCATAGATGTCATTAAGCCTGTGCACCAGGAGGTAAAACCTCCGTAGTAAACAACTGTCTCATAATAGATTCCAATTCAAGTTTCTGCAAAATTGGAGTTGTCAAAGCAGCAGCAAATGCCCTAAAAGCAAGTTGGCCTTCAGGGGTTTGCTCTGCAGTAGCTTTAAAAAGGTCCTGCATTTCTTTTAGTTCCATGTTAACAACTCCTTAAAAAATTTAGTTAGGAAGCACAATTAATGTGCCTTAATCCCAAAATCAAAAAAAAATTAATTATATCAAAAGTTTAATTCTAATTGGGTAAAGCGTAGTATTATCTATATTAGCAACACACTTGGCTGTACTAGCACCTTTAATAACTGTAGCAACTTGAACAGTAGAACAACGATCACCAGTAGCAACATCTCCACTATTACCAGCAGTACCGTCAGCCTCAGCAGTGCTTTCAGTAACTTTTCCTTCGTCTGCAGCAGCATATAAAGCAGCTCCAGGTAACATACCTGTAGTTACTGTACTCACAGAACCATCATACGTCTTAGTACAAGTATAATGCACTGTATCCCAAATACCTAAATGAGCAATACCTAATGGAGCAGCTTTAGTGCCTTTAATAGTTCCGTTTGTATTATAATCAGGCTGTGCAATAACATCACTAGATCCTAAATCTCCAGGCATACTAAATCCAGTGGGATGAACTTGATGATATCCAGTTTTTACCTTCTGCATAGCAAAACCAAATGGTGTATAGGCTGATGCATTATAGGCCATTTTAAAAACTACTGGTTCTTGATTAGTGGCTGTAGAATCTAAATATACAACAGCTCCAGCATAACAAACCACACCACCAACACCAGCAGTACTCGTAGCCGTCTGAGCACCATATACACAAAATTGATTTTCTACGACAGGATGTCTTGGAATAAACATAATCCTTTATCCTCCTTAATTATTCTTTCTTCTTCTTATTAATACGTGCCGCCATGGTTTCACCAAGTACTTTATACTTAGTAACAATATTATCAGAAAAATCAGTTTCTAAGTTTAAAGCAGCAGCCATCTTTTTATCAGCAGTAACATCGACTGGAGGTGGAGAAATAGAAGTATTTTCTCCATTATTAACGCCCAATATATTATTACTTGCGTCTCCAGAATTCAAAGGCACAACAGTTTTCTCTAATTCTTTTACAATGGCTTGTCTAATAGCTACAAGTTCATTCTTATAAGCATTAAATTCATCGTCGGCCATTTCTCTAATCTTAGCCACCTGAACAACTTTATCAGAATAAACCACTTTAGCCGCAATAAGTTCTGACATACGAATTTCAGCAACTTTATCTTTTCTCATTCCATCTATAATCTTATCAGATTCCACTAATTTAGTATTAATTATTCCGACTTCATTCTTAGCTGCCTCAAGCTTAGAAGTAAGATCTAAAATAATATTATCTAAATCAGAAATCTTCAAAGACGCTACTTCTAATTCAGAGTTTTTTGCCTCTAAAACAGAAGTTAATTCTTCGATAGTTTCAGCTGATTTTATAAGAGCCTTCTCGGTTTTTCCTATCTTATCAGCTTCCTCTCTCTGAGAAAAGATTTCAGCCACTAAAGCTTCAATATCTTTCTTCAGTTTTTCATCCATTAAATAATACCTCCATAATTTTTTTAAAAATACTATCCAACCCAAACAAATTTAAAACAACCTTCGCCATGAAATTATAAAAAATAAAATAACAACAAAAAATTAAGGTAAAGCTTGTGTTGCGCCAGTATTTCCTCTACAGGAAATAGTGGATACATTAGGATCAACACCAACCATAACCATAACATCAAAATTAAAATTAGCACCTGCTGTAGACCCAATCTTCAATTTAATTACATTATTAACCGTGTCTTTATCAATCCAGTAATTAACAGTACTAAGATCTGATAAACAAGTAGCTACAACATTACAATAAGAAGCTGCTGACATACCATGAAACCTAACACCACTAACGATGGTAATCTCATCAGTTCCAGACGCAACAGTTACGGTCTCACTCCAAAGAAATGGATAAGCATGATTATTACCCATATTTCTATAAACTAATTTGAGTAAATCATCTCCATTAATTCTACAGATCTTTGGTGTGCTTTTTAAAAGCCCTTGCTGACCAATATTAATCTGTGGCATAATTTATTTCCTCCTATTACGATCTAGTTTTTACTGCCTCGTAAAAAGCAGTCTTTAATTCAAAGGTATATTTATTTTATCTAACGCCGCCTCAAGCTCAGATAATAAATATTCTATTTTATTATTTTTATTATATTTATTAAATAATTTATTTGCTTTATTATTAACAACCTCTTTTACTTTATTCCTTAAACAATCTGGATCTGTTGTGTCCCTCGAAAAAGAAGAACAAAGAACATTATACAATGTGCACCAATTCTCATGGACAATTTGGGTATTGGGGCCTACTGTTTGTTCCGAAAAAATTTTTTTCTTAAAACTTACACAAATACCAACAGAATCATCGTATTCTAATTCTGAATCCTCACTATTAGTACTTGTAATTACAATATTATTATTCTCTATACTATCAGAGGTTACTTTATTATTATCAAGAATTGGATTATTAACTGAATTAAATTCTTTTTCCAACTTATCATAATCTAATACTATAATATCTTTAATAGCCTCTTTTTCATCATCTTTTTTATTAGCTGTTTCTAAAATAACCGATGGTGGATTGGCAGGATTCTTAACAATACCACAACCAGAAAATATAATATTTCTTAATACTCTCTCCACAGCTCCACTAGTTTTTTCTTTGCCCTCTTTTAAAATTTTAACCAATTTACCAAAAAGTCTATCATCATGAGCAAGCCCGAGCACTTCGGCTTCTTTTCTGGTTAATATTACATCCCCTATTTTAATATCATAATCCCCATAATAACATTCCATAGAAACTTTCCATTCATTATTAGCCATTTCTTTCGCTAAACCAGGAAATCTATTTTTATAAACTACCCCAGCAATTATAATATGCATATTTTTTAATTCTGAATTTAAATCAGATTCCTCTTTTTCTTTTAACAAAAGTACATCTAATTTATTACCAGCAGAATCTATGAAAACACTATCATAAATATGACCTATAATTTCTCCTTCTTTATGCTCTACATCTAAAGCTTTACTTACGACAGTATCGGCTGCTTTTATCAGTTCTGAAGGTAAAAAATGAGCCATATTTAAATTTGTACCTGTGGATACAAAAACAGCAGAAAAATACAATAAATCTGGCTGTTTTTCATTAACATTTGGAAGATTTATAGCAGCCGCAACAGCTTTTTTTAAATTATCAGTCTCTTCTTCTATTTTAATATCTGCCTCTAGAAAAAACTTTCTAGTATCATTCATAATTATTACCCCCATATCTAATAAAACATAATGTCGTTTTTTTTAAAATACATATTGTTTATATCTTACCTAATTTTTTGCATCTATATCCTTTGTGATGCGTCCTAAAACCATTTGCAACCAGCCACATTCCCCGATCACTTATATTATGCTGCCTACAAAAATTACTTAAATTCTTTATAATACTTTCTTCTCCAGATGGAAAAGTTATTTTCCAATAAAGACTTTTAGCCAACGCTACATTATCTATATGTATTTTCGACTTCTTTACGCCACTTCTCATCATCGAAAATTTTTTTCTATGATCCATACTTAATTTTTTACCAGTTTTTGAAATTGATATCTTTCTTTTTGTTTCTTCTGATTGCCTTCTATTTAAACTTCCTTCTCCACCTAATGTTAAATTGTAGCCATTAGGGACCATAGAATTATATTGTTTTATATAATGAAACTCCATTTCATCTAGTTCTTCTTTAAATTCACAATTTTCCAAAATTTCCCAATCAAAAGAACCTATACCATACTTATTCAGAGCTTTATGAAAATAAATATTACTATTTAATTTAGCACAGCTTATATGTTTAATTTTTCTTTTTTCTAAACTACCAGTAGTTTGTCCAATATAAATTTTATTATTTATCAAATTAGTAACTTTATATATTATACCAAAGTCACTCATCGTTTTCAGTATTATCTAATTCTATATCGTCAGATTCTAAAGATGCTACTTTTTGATCAGTAGTTTTTTGTGGATTAGTAGTCTTTTTTAATTTAGTTTGATTTTTTTTAGTAGGTGTTTGTGGTTGTTTAGTTTTTGCTGGTTTGCCTTTAGGCCTACCATCAGATGGCGCTCCAATAGGACCACCTTGAGTTGGTTGTGTTTTAGCTTTTTGCCATGGAGATCCTATTATTCCAAATATACCAGATTTTACAAGCGGAAATTCTTTTTCCATAGTAGACAACTCAGTAGAATAGTCAAATCCTAATTCTTCCAACGCAGTTCTATAACTTAGCATTCTTCTATCCACTAATTGAGATAATATACCCATATACATTATAGTATCTCTAAGTACACTATCATCCCATCTAATCTTAGGAAATCTATCAAATTTCATAGCTTCGGCTATTTGTCTATATTCATTATATATCCAACGAGTTACTTGATTTCTAGCATAGGATATTTCTTCTTGCAAACCTTTTATTAAGAGCTGAGCTGTAGCAACACTTAAATCAGATGCCCCATCTATTAAAGCTCTAGAAATAGCTAGACCGCCTGTTAAATCTTCATTCACTTGTTTATACTTTTCTTGCCCTAAAATAGTACCTATTTCTGGAGATACTATCTTTTCAACCTTAAGAGTATGATTCCATATCACGTCGAACGATTTTCCAGGCGTATTAAATAATTCTGCCACCGCTGATAATTCAGTCTGAGAAGTAACTGGATATTCATCATTTCCTATAGTTATCTTTAATATATAATTTGTTATACCATCTAAAGTACTAATATCTGCATCTTTTAAACTTTTTTTATATTCTAATGAATCAAATATTCTAAAAATTCTAGGTTTAGCATATCTTTCATAAGGCATCTTTTTATATGTTATAAATCCTACCAACCTAGAATCTAATATATAATCTTTTCCTTCTTTTATAGCAGCCCTAAAATCAGCAGGCAACAATTTTATTAAATCCTTTTCTTCAATAGTTAAATCTCCTGGTTTTTTAGAAATCAGTTTTTTTAATTCATCGGGTGGTTTTAAAGATACATTAACTTTATCAAAAAGTAAATTTCCTTCTATATTAACAAGCAGTGGATTTAATACAGTGTAAGCAGCTGGTAAGCTATTTTTAGACCATATTTTTTTCTTAGCTGCCAAATCACTACTTACTTTATCAACTTTTTTAATTTTTTTTCCAGGAATTGGAGAAATATAAGAAACTCTAGGTTGATAATTAGCTAAAACCTTATATGTAGTTACATGTCCAGTTTTAAAAAAATCTAAAAAGATCCATTCTAATATTTCTAAAAATTTAACATCAAAAGCCCACATATCAAAAAAATAACGAATATCATCATCATCTATATCATTCTCAAAACCTTTACATGCTAAATTACTTAATAAATTAATAGTAGAACCTACCAGAGGATCTGTATAATAATAAGTAATAGCTGCTTTAAAAACATCACTAGCTGCCATAGACATAGGATCTTTTTTTGCTAAATCCAAAAAAGTTCTATCTAATGTAGTTCTAGTTATTACCGACGCACTAGCTGATCTTGTTTTTGGTATTACTCCCCCTTTTTCTAAAAAAGCCAATGTTTTGGCTTTTGGCTCCAGATAAAAAACAGAAGTTCCCTTGTCTTTATCTATTTCCAAAGCTTTTAATCCCAACTCAGGATATTTTTTTTTTAAATCAGCTGTTATATCATTAATTTTTTTACTAGTCATTATAAAAAACCTCTTATATTAATATACTTCCTGCATCTCCTGAAACTGTTGTGGGATCAGATGTAGTTAAAATGTATTTTTGGTAATCTTTTTTACCAATTAATTCGTCTGGAGAAGCATAAGGCAAAGGGCCACTTCTATGTCTAGTATAATCCATTTGCCAACAATTAGTACCAGATAAAGGAGTTTCTATAGGATTCCACCAATTTGTTGCTATAAAATCTATATCTCCACTCATTTATATCCTCCTCAGATGTTACAAAAATCAAATTATTTATAATACTTTAAAAATATATCTAATAAACAAAAGGTTAGTTAATTATTTAATTCTTCTTTTACCTTTTAATATTGCAGCAGATGTATCAGATGATGCTGTAAAATATGATTTATTATCTTTAGAAATAGAAGTCAATAAATTCCAAGTTGCGTTTGGGGAATGCTCTCTCACAAAACCTGAATCATTGTGTAATATTGGAGCAGCTTCTTCCTCCAACTCTTTGGATACCAACCTAGCACCATGAGCAGCTAATATTAAAGCTGAATATAAATCTTTATTTTGTCCTTTTTTTGGAGTATCAAAATGCAAAGCACCACCTTGTGTTTGAGTAACTACTATGTTTAACA